CTCCATCGAGGCGCTACACAGCCCCTCGGGAGGCCCTCAAGCCTCACCGCTCTTTCACATTGATGGGAACCTCGCGGATCGATCCCGGCAACGGTACAGCGCGAGCAATAAATTCGATCCCCATGCCAGCTCTGGAACTGGCCAGCTCGAAATCAGGCGGAACGTCAGCACGGCACGAACACAGGCCGGGCCACGGAAAGCGGATGGAGGGTTGCGCTGCAAACGCTCCCTGCCGGGATGCCCTCAGAACGGGCGTCGGTGCCTGGCACAGCGTGAGTAGTGAGCAAGTAATCGCCCAGGCCACCGTGGCGTGTAACGGAGCCCAGCAAGACAGACGATTCCCCGGTGCGCCTCAAGCGGGGCGCATCAGGGGGAATCCACTGGAGGAACACAGCATGAACAAAGTCCTTCGCATCACCCTACGCGGCGAGTTGGAGGTGTTCACCGATAGCGACTTGGCAGCCTGCCTCCGCGAGGCCAACCGGCTCAATGCTGAGCGCGGCTACGTCAGCAGCGTCCACGTTGTGGAGCAGGAAGACGGGCATCGCTTGACGGCAGCTGACTGCAAAGCCGCAGCATGACGATTTCACTGGCTGACCTTGGCGGTAGGGCCAGACGGGAAATCGAATCCTGACCGGGGATCAAGCCGGCCGCTGGACTCCCAAGCGCATAAAGGGATATCCCCTCCGCATGGCGGGATCAATGGTTGTGCGGCGACAGTCGGGAAAGACCGGCACCTATTCCATCGCCTTGGAGGCACGCCAATGTCACGTACGTTCGAACAAGGCTGGGCGGCGCGACCGTTCGCCGAGCAGTTTCCGCAAATGGATGCCAAAGAGGCCGAGCGCCTGGATCGCCTGAACCATGCGATCACAGATCTCTACATGGCCGACATGCTGACCGACAGCCAGGTCAAAGCCATTCGCGAAAAGAAGATGCCTAGGGCCGTCGGGAAGGCCGTGGCGAAGATGAAGGCGCCTGCGCGTCAGGCATAGGGCCCCGGAGGGCAAAGCGATGAGCGACATTTTCGAAGAAGTGAAATCCCAAAACAGCCATGCCTGCGCTCAGCTTGAGATCGAGCCTGGCTTTTCTCTGGTCAGGACCGGCACCGAAGTCGGAATCTGCCTTGAGGTTGAAGATGCCGAGGCGGCTATCTTCATCAGCGCCACCCAGCTCAGGGCTCTTGCTGACGCCGCAGAGCAGCAGTGACAACCAGCGCCACGTCAGCCTGACGATAACTGCCCGATGCCCTGCTCCCCATCGCAGGCTGCACCGGAGTGTTATCTGGTAGTCGGTGGAGCAGTGTTAACCCTAAAGCGGTCATTCGCGATGGCGCCAGGGGTTGCGTAGGTTCAAGAGAACGAATGGCGGAGTGCACGCTGCCTGACTAGTACCGAGGACCGAGGCTTAGCTCGCCATCCGCGGAGGATGGAGGTCGCTCTAGTGAGCCCGGCTACCAGATAACACTCCGATGCAGAGAAGCGCCCAGCTCCGGGCGCGGTTACCGAAGCACCTGTGGACGTCCCTTCCCTCGCTCTGAGGGTAAACGAATTGCGCCGCTGGATGGGTCCACGCCAAGCCAGCTGCCGGGGTAGCGCCCGGCCTCTGTATCCCCTTCCCTTCACTTCGACCGCATCAGACAGGCTCCAGCCCTGCGCTCTCACGGCGCGCAGTAGGTTTGGTCACCCGCGCCTGACGCCTGGCCAATGCGGTTGGCTACCGAGGTTCACGCAATGAGCAAAGAAACAGGCGGACCCGCCTTTCCAGCGCAAATCAACAACGGCGGCAACGCAGCGATCAAAGGGTTCAATGGCGAAGAGATCAAGCCGTACACCTTCAGTGCGTACCCGGGCATGACCCTGCGCGATTACTTCGCGGCCAAGGCCATGCACGGAACCATGGCAGCGATGGACAGCGGCGAGCGCAACTACACGCCGCCGGAAACAATAGCCAAAAACGCCTACGAGTTGGCCGACGCCATGCTCGCCGCCCGGGTGAAGCCATGAGCGGCTGGATCAAGTGCAGCGACAAGCTGCCAAAGGTTGGAACCAGGGTTCTTGCCTGGAGCGAACAATACGGCGCTCGCGAGTCGCTTTACCGCGAGCACGGCAAAGGCTCGATTGCTTACGCCCACGGATATCCGCCGTACTTCTCGTGGGAAGAGCCGCAAAGCAGCTGGGCTTCAAGCTGGAAGCCGACCCACTGGCAGCCCCTCCCTTCCCCACCCACCGAGTAACCCACCACCTGGAGGCGACCATGGGCGCACTTCGAGCAGCACAGTTTGAGTACGACAACCGGATGCCGCCGGCGGTGAGTGAAAGTTCGGCGGAAGAGCGCTGGATCGACGACGGTATCGCAGAGCTGATGGCGCGCCGCGACGTAGTGTTCCAGCGCAACTTCCACCAGCGTGGCGTGACTTACGAGCGCTTCGCCCAAGCGGTGGATGAGTTCGTGATGGGCCAGCTTGGGCTGTCTGGCATCAGCAATTCGGTGCTTGGCCGGCTGGTCCTGGCCGCGCGCTGCAAGGTCACCAGCGATGCCGCGGCAGCAGCCGACGAGATCTTGAGCGTGGCCAAGCCTGAGTCGGCGCTGGAAGAGATCGCCCGCCAGCTGCTCACGCCCTTCGCCAAGGAAGCAGTGGTGGCCCAGGCCGAGGGCGCGGAATGAATCCTCACAGCGTGGCGGTTCGCGCCATCGAGGCCGCAATCGAGACGATGCTTCTGCCGGGCTCTGGCCCGGTGGAGGATGCGAAGGCCGAGACGATGGTCGTCGCCTACTTCTCCATCCTCGTCATCGACGCCGAGGAGTTCAAACACTACTGCGAGCGCATTCGGCGTATTGCCGTTCGGCGCAAGGAGGCTGCATGACTACGCCGATCTTCCCGTCGATCATCGACGACCAGGTGGCCGAGGTCGCCCAGGCCGTGCCAGACGATCGAATCCTGCTGGTGTTCAAGGGCCTGACCATGGAGGACGCCATGAATCAGGCGCGCATGGCGCACATCGAGAACCCTGCGGCTTGGTCTGGCCGGGCCTACCTCTGCGGCATGTGCACCCTGGCCTACGAGGTTCGGGCATGAAATTTCTCACAGTTGTTTTCCAGCTGGATGATGTTGAGGAATTCCGCAGTGCGCACCCGGAACTCTTCTGCCTTGGCGGAGAGATAGATGGCGCTGAAATTACAGCGCTGTCGGTTGGTAACCAGGTTGGCCGAGTTTTCGCGCTTGAAGAGCTCCTTGAGCGCGAGGGTATTGATATTCCCCCGCTGAGGGATGACGAATGACTAGCTACCAGCGCGCCCGCCGCTTCGCCACCTGGCGCGGCAGCTTCATCGCCCTCTTCTTCTGCACTGCCTGGATGCTTGCTAGCGCCTGGGCAGGCTGCATCACCAACTAGGAACAAAACATGCCAATCGATCCTCGGGCAAACGCCCCCGAGCGCATTGCTGCGCCTGCTCCGCTGCCTCACGTCAGCCGCAGGGCACTCAAACGCGTGAAGAACCCACTCCCTGCCCCGTGCGAATGCCGTTACTGCGGTGACCAAGTCGACCTGGTCTGCAACTCGGAAATCTACAACGGGCGCAGCTACGGCGACTGGCCGTATGCCTACCTCTGCTCTGGCTGCTACGCCTATGTAGGCCTTCACCCAGATACAGACATTCCGCTCGGGACGCTGGCCGATAGCGCGCTGCGCGCCGTCCGCAATCGCTGCAAGGCTGTCTTCCACAAGCACATTACCGACACCGGCATGGGCCGCACGCAGGCTTACCGCTGGCTGGCTGAGCAGATGAAAATCGATGTCGGTGCCTGCCACTTCGGCTGGTTCGAGCAAGCCGACTGCGAGCGCGCTGAGGCCATCGTCAAGTTGTCTGCGCCTCAAACAGCCATGGCAATGGCGTTCGCCAAAGCAGCTTCCTGAATCACGCAGCCGAGCACGGCGGCCCTTCGGGATAACCGTACCCCTTCGGGAGCGTAAGCGGCGAGAGCGCGCAACCATCCACCGCAGCCAGGGCCTGGAGCGTACCTCCGTGCCTGGGTGACCTGGCATTTCCCTATTTCAACTGACGGCGCCGGCCTGGCGCGAGGTTTTCCAATGTCCGCACAACAGAAACTGATCAAGATCGAAGAGATCAGCGAGGCGAACGCCCCGGCCATCTACGTGGCCGGCGGCCTGCAGCAATTCATCGACCTGGTGAAGGGTGAGGTACTGGGCGAAGTGCCTGACCTGAAAACCCGCAAGGGCCGCGAGCGCATCGCCAGCCTTGCCGCCAAAGTCAGCAAGTCGAAGACCGCCGTAGAGAAACCTGGCCGCGACTACCTGCGCCGCCTGAAGGAAATGCCGAAGGTGGTCGAGGCTGAGCTGCGTGAGTTCGTGGCCAAAATGGACGCGCTACGGGACGAGACGCGCCGGCCGCTCACCGAGTGGGAAGCCGCCGAGGATGCTCGGATCGACCGCCACAACGACGCAATCAACCGTATGAAGGACCTGGCCGCCGAGCTGGGCACCTTGGATGCCGAGCAACTGCAGGCGCGCCTCAGCGAGCTCTCCGCGTTCCAGTTAGGCGAAGCGTGGGAGGAATTCGAGGCTGAGGCAGCTCGGACCAAAGAGGCTTCTTTGAATGCATTGCAGGCCGCCCTGGTCGCCCGCCAGAAGTACGACGCCGAACAGGCCGAACTGGCCCGCCTGCGCCGCGAGGCAGACGAGCGGGCCGAACAAGATCGCATCAGGCTTGCACAAGAGGCCGCCGTCGAGGCTGAGCGCCAGCGTGTGGCCCAGCAGCAGCAAGCAGAACGCGAAGCGGCAGCACGCCGCGAGCAGGAACTGATCGACCAGGCCGCTACGCAAGAGCGCGAAGCCGAGAACCAGCGCCTCCAGCTCAAGTTGCAGGCCGAGCAAGCCGAGCGCGCCCGGATCCAGGCTGAAGCCGACCGCGTTGCCGCCGAGCAGCGGATGGAGCAGGAGCGTCAGGCGGCCGCCCGCCGGCAAGAGGAAGCAGCCGAGCAGGCCCGCCAGGACGAGCGCCGCCGCGCTGATGCCGCTGCCGCCGAGATCCTACGCCAGCAAGAAGCCCGTGAGCGCGACCAGGCCCACAAGGCAAAGGTTATGGGCGAGGCCAAAACCGCTTTGATGTCACTGAACATTACCGAGGAATTGGCCAGGGCCATCGTGCTCAAGATTGCCCGCCGCGAAGTACCGAACATCACCATCAACTTCTGAGGTAGCCATGAGCCAAGTAGCCAGGGTCGAAACCCAATCCCAGCCGCCGGCTGTAGCCGCCGAGTCGGTGACCATCCTGCAGATCATCCAGCAGGTCGCAATGTCACCCAATGCTGACATCGACAAGATGGAGCGCTTGATGGCCATGCACCGCCAGCACCAAGCTCAGCAGGCCCAGCAAGCGTTCGACGCTGCCCTCGCGGCAATGCAAGAAGAGCTTCCGGTTATCCGCGAGCGCGGGGCCATCAAGGACAAGTACAAGAATGTTCAATCCACCTACGCCCTGTGGGAGGACATCAACGAAGAGCTGAAACCCATCCTGGCGAGGCACGGCTTTGCACTCACCTTCCGAATTCCACGCACCGACAAAGGCATCGAAGTAGAGGGTGTTCTTAGCCATCGCGATGGACACAGGGAAACGACATCAATCCTGCTGCCAGCCGATGCTACCGGCAGCAAGAATGCCGTCCAGGCAGTTGCCAGTTCGGTCAGCTACGGGAAGCGATACACAGCAGGCGCGCTACTGAACTTCACCACCACAGGGGAAGACGATGACGGCCAGGGGGCTGTTACTTCGCAGGAGCCTGTCGAGCAAGTAATCACCCCGCGACAAGCTGCACAGCTCGACGCGCTGCTGAAGAAATGCACCCAGGTGCTGGTCGACAACTTCACGGCCAAATACGGCTGCTCTGCCAACGTTTACAAATCCGAGTTCGACGTTGTGCTAGCCCGCCTCACTAAATCGGCCAGCCGGCCGCAGGAGTAAACCATGCAGATCATCTCAGACGTCGAGCAAGGCACTCAGGCCTGGCTGGACCTGCGCCTGGGCATCATCACCTGCAGCGAGCTGGACTGCCTGCTGGTGAACGGCAAAGGCGAGGCAGGCTTCGGCGCCGGCGCCTTCACCTACATGAACACCCTGATCGGCGAGCGCATCACCGGCGAGGCGGCCGACCCGTTTACCGGCAACCGCCACACCGAGCGCGGCCACGAACTGGAAGGTACTGCCCGGGCCCTGTATTGCGACCGCGAGGACGTCCAGACCCGCCAGGTGGGGATCATCCTCAATCACGGCATTG